ACAGTTCCCGGAGCCGGTTTGCGTTGTCCGTGGCCTTGTCGAGTTCCTCCTTGGCCCTCTTCCCCTCGGAGATGGCCACCTGCTGTTGGATGATCTGCTGTTCCTTGAGCTTGAGGATCTGATCGTCGATGCGCTTGACGTTTGCCTCGTACTGCTCGCCGACCGCCTGCTCGCCCCGGATGACACCGGGGTAGGTCTCGGAGATCTTCGCGAGGGTGACCTGATAGTCCCGCGCGGCCTTGTCGATCTTCCCGGTCCGGTCCATCGTGTCAGCGGAGGCAGCGTTGGCCTTCTCGTAGGCCTCCTTCTGCTCCCCGAGCTTCTTCTTCAGGCCTTCAAGCGTCTCGGCCTCGGCCTTGTACGCGAGCGCCCGCTCGTTGGCCTTCTCAACCTGCGGCGTCGAGGTGGCGGTGAAGAGCACGATGGCGGCGGTGACAGCCCCGATGGCGAGCGCGACGAGCCCGATAGGGCCGAGTAGCGCGGCCCATGCAGCGGCGAGCAGAGGGAGGGCCGCCGACACGGCCATCACGATGCCGAGGAACGAGGTCATCACGACGACGGCCGCACCGATGGCCGCCGCCCACTTGTAGGTCTCAGGCGAGAGGTTCCCGAACCACTTCAGGACCTCGGTCGCGGCGAGCACGATCTTCAGCATGATGGGGAGCAGGGCCTCCCCGAGCTTGGCCTTGGCCTCCTCGGTGTACCGAGACATCGAGGTCATCGCCTTACCAACGTCGTTCATCGCGTTGGTGTAGGCCCCGGCGACCTTCTCGCCCTCCTTGATGATCAGGTTGACGAAGGCCTGCTTCTTCTCCAGATCGGTGAGTTGCTTCACCCCCTTGCCGAGGGTGGCCGCGTACTCGGAGTAGATCAGGTTCGTGTTCTTGACGATGCCGAAGCTGCGGAGGATCTCGGCCTGCTGAGACTGGATGGCGCGGGTCAGGCGGTCGAAGGCCTGCGAGGAGTTCACGCCGGCCACGACCGCGAGGTCCTGCGCGACCCGCGCGATCTTCGCCGTGTCGGCGATGTTCAACTGCGCCTGCGCGAACGAGATGACGGCCTCGCGCGCCTCGCGCGTGGTGATGCCGAGTGCCTTGACCTTCTGCGCCTGCAACTCCATCTCGTTGCTGGCGATGTGCGCGTTCTTGCTGACGACCTGAATGGTCGTCGAGAGCACCTGATTGCGTGCCGCGAGGTTGAAGCTCTCCTCCAGCAGGCCCTTGAGCTTGTAGCTGGCCCCGAGCGCGGCGAGCGCGCCCATGAGCGTGCCAGCCGTCTTCGCCATGCCGGCGAGCGCATCGTCGGCCTTCTTCGCCTCCGGGGCGGTCTTCGAGATGAACCCGTTGGCCTTGTCGAACTCCTGCCCCATCGCGAGGAGCTTCTCGCGCAGTTCTCCCGTGACGACGGCCCCCTCCTTGAGGCCGCCGGCCAGCACCATCGAGCCGTACTGGAGCTTGTGGGAGGCGTTGTCGCTCATCAGGAGGGCACCGCTCAGGTCCATGAGCGCAGCGGCCTGCGTCTTGGTGACCTTCGTGCCCTCCTGCATCTGCTTGCCGAGGATGGACCACGCTCCGGACTGGGTACGGAGTTGGGCCATCTCCCGGTTGAGCGCCGTCAGGTTCTTGAGTTGGTCCTCGATGGCGTTGGGGTCGATGAAGCCCTTCGAGGCCGAGGCCGTGGCCTTCGCGGTCTGAGCCGTCTGGGCGGTCAGATCGTCGAGGGCGTTCTTCACCCGCTGGATCTTCGGCGTCGCGAGATCGTCTACGTCGAGGACCGCCAGCATCGCCATCGGTTACTTCCCCTTCCCCGGAAAGAGCGACTGGCCCGGCGACGGGACCCCGGAGGCTTTTCGGGCCTCAGCCATCGCCTTGTCGATCTGCGCCTGCTCCTCCCTTGCCTTCTCCCGGTGCTCCTGCACCCTCTCGTCTATCCAGTTGCGCTCCTGCGCGAGGACGATCAGGTCTCGCCACTGGTCCGGCTTCAGGTCATTCGGCCCGAACTTGCACCCGACGTTGACCATCGACTCCAGCCTGACGATGTGCCGGACACGCGGGGTGAGCGTCGTGTCCGGCTCGCCGAGGCCGTCGATGCGCAGGTGCTTCGGGCACTCGCAGTCCGGCTTCTCACACCCGAAGCTGTCCCGCTTCGTCAGGTAGAGGGCCGACCGCATGGCCAGCCGGAGCCCCGTGGCCCGGTCAGTCCTCCTCCTTGTCGCCCTTGACCTCTTCGTCCTCGCCTTCCATCTCCGCGACGCGCGCCTCGGAGTAGACCTCGCCGAACGTGTCGCGCAGGGCCTCGCGTTTGATGGTGGCGGGAACGGTCTTGACGGCTTCGGGGCGGTCGAGCGGCTTGCCGCTCTTCACCGCGCCGGTCTCATCGACATCGACCTCGCCGTAGATCTTCCAGCCCACGGGCACGTCGTACGCGCGGGAGATGAGCGCGTCGTAGAGGTGCTTGGCGGCGAGCAACTGGGACCCTTCGACCTCGGTCCGGTTGCCCTTCATCTTGATCCGCGAGGCGGTGTTCTCGTACTCGGTGAGTTCCTTGGTCATGGGCTGCCGGGCGAAGACGTGGATGGAACGGATCCACTTCCCCCGGACGCGGTGCGTCACGACGGAGTAGTACTCCTCGCCGGACAGTCCAACGATCCGGTCGATCTTCTCGTAGTCTTCAGGCTTCAGGCGGAGCTTCGTAGCCATGCGGGCCTCCTACAGTCTGGGCACCGGACCCCGGTGCGTGGGGTGGGGGCGGACAATCCCGCCGCCCCCTTCGGGTTCCGCTCGTCGTGGGGGGAACTACGACGAGACGAGGTAGCTGGCGAACTGGTTGTTCACCGTCACCTTCCACGGGTTCGCTTCCGAGTTGTCGTAGAAGACGATGGTGCTCGCAGAGTAGATGATCTGATCCCCGTCAGTCCCGATGGGCACAGCCCGGTAGTTCAACTGCGGGATCTCGATCTTCAGCGTGTGGTCGTAGCCCGAGGAGGCGATCTCGTCCCCGGTGACCGTGAGCGTGGCCGCCATCTTCGTCGCGGCTTCGAGCCGCGTGAACATGACGTTGCCGGTGCTCGGGGCCTTCACGACGAACTCGAAGACCACGGCGCGGCGCGCGAACTCCAGCTTGTTCCGGATCTGCCCCGAGTGCGGGTCGCCGCTCACGAGGTAGCCGGAGCCGGGGCAGTACCCGTCCGTGTCGAAGTAGGCGTACTCCGACCGGAACCGGAAGCTGCGCACGTTGCACGACTCATCGGCCTGAGCCCCGCCGTACACCCCATGCTCGAAGAGCAGGCTGGCGTTGCGCAGGAGCGTGCCCTCGCCTCCGAGCGTAGCGTCGGTCGAGTCCGGCCACGTGAAGTCGGACGGCTGGATGCGGCGCATCGAGCCGCTGCCCTGCATCTCCAGTGCGCAGAGCACCCAGTCGTTCTGCTGGCCGGTGACCTCGACGGCCTTGACCGCCATCGAGGGGAAGATGCGCAGGAGGTTGCTGGCCACCAACTCGTAGATGGTCGCAACCGGCTGCTGACGGCCGGAGCCGTAGTAGCCCGTCCCGAGGGGGTCCTGATACTCGCAGACGTGCTGGTACGCCCCGCCACCGAGGTTTGTGGTGTTCACCGACCCCGTGTGGAAGGCAAACGCCCACCCAAGGATCTTGGTGGTCGCTTGGAAGGAGCGCCGGAACATCGACTCCCACGAGAGGATCTCGTTGCGGGTCGCGAACTCGTGCCCCTTGCCGTACTGCTGAGCGTTGTCCGACATGTTCGGCGTGTGCTCGCCCATGTCGGCCCCAACGAACGGATGCGACTGCGTGATGTCTCCCGAGGGACTCTCGGTCTGGTACGCACTCTGTCGCTTGTTCGAGTACGCCCATCGGATCTGAACAACGGATTCGGCCATCGGCCCTTCTCCTCGATGCTTCGGTCGGCGTCAGGGTTGCTGCACCTACAGTCGGGGGTGACAGAACGGTTCCATGCGCGCCTGATACGGGATGCGGACTCGATGGACGAGCGCGTGCTCGCCCGTGTCGAAGCCGGGGATCGTGTCCTGAAACTCGATCCCTCCCGCGCCCTGCGCCGACGGGTCACCTCCGGGCTCGTCGTACGTCTTATCCAGCAGGCCGCTCAAGTTCGAGAGGCGGAGCAGGACCTTGATGTCGTTGACAAGCTCGAAGATCCCTCGGTTCCCGGCGGCCGTTCCGAAGAGCGGGTTGTCCGTCTGCTCCCAGTTCTTGACGAGAGCGTAGAGGTCCACCCGCATGGTGTACTGAATCTTCGGCACGGCCACCCGACGCTCATCCCACGGCCGGGGCGCGGGGGTCACGATGATCGCGTATCGGTCGAACTCCGGGAGCGATGCGGGACGGAAGAGCCCCCGCGCGACGTAGAGGTTCGCGTAGTTGCCCGTCAGGCCGGCGCTCAGTTCGCTCACGAGCCGGCTCGTGAGCGTGTCCATGTCATTCGCCATCGGTCTTTCAGAAGGGGAGGTAAGTACCCCCCGCCCACGCCTTCATCCGGTCACCCGTCGGCTCAGGGGCGAAGCGTCGGGCTCGACGCCTCAGGTCTGCCGTGCCCTCCCCCGGCCTCATCCTGTCCCTACGGCCACGCACAACCTGCCGCCGTTCCGAAGGTCTTGAGAACTGCAAGTACGCCGCGCGTGCGGCCCTCTTCCAGTCCTCCCCCTGCTTCCTTGCCCGCCGTGCGGCAACCGCCGCAGCCCTCGCGGCGTCGCTCCACGCCTCGGTGAAGTCAGTGCCCCACGAGTTCGGGGTGATGATCACACGGTGCTCCAACCGGCTCGCAGCCTGATGGTCTTGCCGGCGTACTTCGGTTGATCCTGATAGCTGTCCTGCTCGCCCACGAACTTGGTGTAGATTCTGCGCGAGTCCGGCGTCGTGACAAAGATCTTCTTATGGAAGAGTGCGCGCAGCCGGTCCCGGATCTCCTCGCAGCGTGACCACGTACGCGACCACACGACGACGGAGAACACGGGCTCCTCGACGGCAGATGCGGCCTCCCCAGTCGAGATGTTGCTGAAGGTGATGTAGGCCGGATGCTGCGAGTCGATGAGCGCGTCGCCTTGGTAGTACATGTAGACGCGCGGATCGGTAACGGACCCACCGAGGTACGCTTGCAGCGTCGGGTCGGTCCGCATCAGGTCGAGCAGCTTCAGCTTGATGTCATCCATCGCCGCTACGTCAGGAAGTCCCGCGTGCCCTCGCCAATCTCACTGATCTCCTGCACCGTGAAGTCCACCTCCATGATCATTCCCCGCACCTGACCGCCACCGGCCTTCACCCACGACTCGTGCGCCGAGAGCGCGCCGAGGAAGGCCTTGATGACCCGCATCCGTCCCGCCTCTTCGAGCCCGTGGACCGCCGGCCAGAAGAACGGGTAGGCCCGCGAGCGCGGCGTGCCGAACTCGACGGGCTCGGCGTACCACGTGGGCGTGTACATCCGCAGTCGGATGGTCTCGCCCGACAACCGCTGCACGTCGTACGCGATGGAGCGTGTCAGGTTCCACGTCCGGTTCACGTACCGCTGGATGTCGTGCGCGTCGGCCTCGTGCTGAGACTTCATCTCGCTCGTGGCCATCCGCCCGTACCAGTGGAGAGCCGCCTCCGCGTCCACCTTGATGGCGGCGCAGAGGTCGTCGAGGGCGCGCGTGACCTCGCCCATGCCCGTCCACGTGATAAGCAGGCCACCTTCGCTCACTGGCTTGCCCAGAGATCCCGGAGCGCCTGCGGCTGCTTCGGCCTCGGCGCGAACCGTGCCGCCTTCCGCTCCCCCCGTTCCCGCTCGAACTCCTGTTGCATCCCTCGCGCGACTCGTGAGCCCGGCTTGCTGGCGTACCGGCCGGCCCACTTGGCGGCGAGCTTCTTGTCACCGGGGCTGGCCTCCCCGCGCCGGAGACGGGCCTGCTCCGAGGCAGGGAGCGCATCGAGGAACGCCCTACGGCCGGCGGCCTTCCAGTTCTGCCCGCGCTTCTTCGCCCGCCGAGCCGCCAGCGCGGCGGCCCGCGCCGCGTCGCTCCACCGCTCCATGAGCGTGGCGTAGTTGGCCTCGTGCAGGTCGGTGCCCTCGACGAGGACCACGAGCGCCTCGACGAAACGCAGGACCTTGGTGTCGCCCTCGGCCTCCCTGACGAAGAGCCGCTTCAGGAAGCGCCCGGCTGCCCGGCCTGCCGACTTGATGGCTTCCTTGCGGGGGCTCCTCACCTTCGGCGCGAGCTTCGCGCCTACCCGGTCGATGGCCGCCAGCTTGTCGGCGTGCATCTTCGCGAGCCGTTGGTCGAGCGGGTGCGAGGAGGCAGAGGCCGCCTTGTGGGCCGCCATCACCCGCCGCCGTTCGTCCATGAGCCGCTTGGCCGAGTTCTGCGCGTCAGCCCGCGCCGCCTTGCCGGAGAGCGCACGCCGGGCAGCGAGGGCCGCCGCGCGGGCCTCGTCGGTCCAGCCCTTCTCCCCGATCTCCGATTCGCCGTTTGAGTCAGGTGTGATCACAGTTGCCCCTGCTCGAAGTTGTTCAGCGTACAGACCGTGAACGCCTGCCAATGGTTCGGTGGGTAGAGGATCTGGTACCGCCTCGGCGGCTCCCATCCGACGCCACCGGGGAGCATCTGCGAGCGCGTCACCATGTCACCCTGCCGGATGTCGTGGTTGCCGGGGACAAGGATGTACGGGCGGTCTTCCTCGACCTGCCCGAGGCCGAACCGCTTGACCTCGCCACCCTGCGGGATGAAGAGCGCCTCGCCGACGAAGACCACGGTGTCCGTCGTCGTGGTCTCCATGCCGCTCACCACGGTGGTCGGGCGCACGATGGTCAGGCGCTCGGAGGGGAAGCTCCGCACGAGCGCGTGGATGTCGCGCTGCACGAACCACCGGGGAGCCCGCAGGCCTCGGAACATCTCAGGAGATCCCCATCTGCATCATGCGGCGCATCCGGGCCATCTTGCCCTGCGGCGTGCGCTGATCCGGGCTGCCGCCTCCGCTGATCTTGGAGGGGGTGTCCTTGACCCCCGCCGCCATCGCTCGCTTCATCCGCGACATGCGGCCCTGCGGGGTGCGCTTGTTGAAAGCGGCCAGAGCCCCTGCCGGATCGCCGGTCTTGGCTGCGGCTTTCCGGGCCGCCTTGTCCACCATGCGACCCACCGCCCGCCTGTTCCGCTGGTTCGCGAACTTCTGAGCATCCCGCTCCTGACGCTTGACTCCTTTGGTGTCGCCGGCACCGGGGAAGCCTAGATCCATCCCCGACTTGTAGCTCCCGTACTCCTTACGGGCGGCCTGCCTCCAGTCCTTCCCGCCAGCCCGCGCCTTCCGTGCCGCGATTGCGGCGGCACGAGCGGCGTCGCTCCACACCTCCATGAGGTCGTCGTAGTCGTTGGTGCCGAAGAGCCGGACGTTCGACTCCCGGAGAATGCGGTCCACTGCCTGATCGATGTTCATGGTCACTGCCCCACGTACCTGTTGAGTGCGTAGCTGATGAACCTGAGTTGCACCGCTGCTGAGCCCACGGGGTTGTCGAGGTAGAGCTTGAGCTTGGCCTGCGCGTTCTCCATCGCGGCCTTGGCCAATTCCTTCCAGTTCGGCGAGGCCTGATCCCGCTTGAAGGTGTAGCCGGCAGCCGAGGCCTCCACTGCCTCGGCGAACTCGGCGGCCTTCCGCATGTAGGCGTTGTAGCAGGCGAACTGCATGAGCGTGGGCCGCAGGCCGATGGCGAAGTCGCCGCTAACGCTCTCCAGCCCGAGGAGCATGTTCACGCCCTCGTTCAGGAACTCCAGCATCTCGGCATCGGTGAACCACTGGTAGTAGAAGGAGGCAAGGACCTCTCCGCTCGGGGCCGGCACGTAGGTGAAGCTGCCCTTGGCCGTGTCGATGTCGGTGATGCCGCTCGGGGACACGGCCGCGCCGTTGTGGAAGACCTCCAGCGAGTTGGGGACGAGGCGAGTCTGCCCGACGAAGAACCGGGTCGTCACCGTGTCCGGCGTCGGGTAGACGTTCGCCTTGAACTCGAACTTGTCGGTGGAACCATCACCGAGAAGCGAGCGCAGGCTGCCGATAGCTGACGTAACGTCCCAGTTGGCCATCTTGCCTCTTCCGGAGGAACTCGACCTCGACTTCCTTCCTCAGCCTCTTCAGGTAGCTCGTCTTCGCCGCAGGAGGCATCTTGTAGTGCCTCAACACGACGGTGAAGCGGTCAATGGTCTCCTTGTCCACCTGTCTGTTGAACTCGTCATCATCGACTGCCGGGGCCTCCTCGTAGGCCTTGCCCTGCACGACGCTCTCTGCCAGTGCCCTCCGCTCGACCTTCACCCGCTCCTCGAACTGCTCCTGCGTGAGCTTCTCGCGGAGGAAGATGGGGACGTACACGATGCCGTGCTCGTGGCACCACTTCCGCTTCGCCTCGCAGTGCATCTGCGGCGGGTCGTCGAGCGGCGATGGCTCGAAGTCCACGATGACCTGCGGGTCCATGAGCATGTAGTGCCGCGTCACCCCGATGGGGAACTTCATGCGGGGGTCGCTCAGGCCCGGCGGGTAGTAGGGCGTCGCGTACCGCGTGTCCCCGAGCACCTCGGAGATCGGGTCCGGTTCCCCCCGCCGTGTGAACGATTTGACGAGCACTCCATCCCCCGGAAAGCAAAACAGGCGGGGCCGGGTCAGTGACCCAACCCCGCCTTGGTCTCACACGTGCCCCGACGACGGGGGTTACGACTCGGTGCCGTCGTCGCCGAGGTAGCAGAACCGGCTCTCGATCCAGTCGGCCTCGAACCGCTCACGAGCGCGGAAGGCGTAGACCTCCTGAATGAAGCTGTTCCCGCTCTGGACGTTCTCCTGCACGATCTCCAGCGGATCGCGCCGCTGGAAGACGATCCCGCGCTTCGGGTCGCCGTCCTTCCACGCCTTGCTCGTCACGAACGGCGAGGCGTAGACCGTGTAGCGGCCCTGCAACGGGTTGACCATGTGGGAGAGTGCGTTCGTCGTGTTCCACGCCTGCGTGGGGCTGTTGACCAGCGTCCACGCGAGGAACTCGTCGATGGGCGACACGATGAGCACCGTCGGGATGACGAGGAACTTCCTCCCGAGCGGGTCGGTGATCGACCGGAGTGCCACGTGCGCCGCTTCGAGCGTGGTCGAACTCAGGCGCGCGTAGGTGGCCGGCTTGTTGCCGATGGCCACGGTGAACGGGGAGCCAGAGTTGTAGGTGCTGGCCGGCACCTCGACGCCCTCCTGCGTGGTCGTCGAGCCGAACAGCCGGGTGAGGACGTAGATCTCCTCGAAGATCCGGAAGCCCTCGCCGAGGTTCGCCGCACGGCTGCGGATCTGCCCGGTCTGGTCGTCATCGAAGAGTTCGCGCTCGAACGTCTCGATGTGGCCGTACTTGTGGTTGACGATCTCGCGCTCGAAGCCCTTGAACGCGGTGTCCTGAAACTTCTCACCCGCGTCCAACTGCTTCGGGAGCGCCGGACGGTAGAGCCCACCGTACACCTCGCTCCGTCGCTTCGAGGAGACCTCGGTGACGAAGTTCGGGTAGATGATGGGCAGGTCGTTGTACACGTCGTTCGCGAACTCCTGCACGGCCGACCGCAGCAAGTACCCGAAGGTGCTCTCGCTGTTGGCCTCGTACAGGTCCGCGATACGGTAGGCCGCTTCGCGCAGCCTCCGGAACGAGAAGCCAGCATCGTTGAAGTCCAGATTGCTGGCGACCTCGTTCAACTTGCGAACCACAGTGGGGCGCATGGTTGTTTTCACTCCTACCGGGAAAGAACCGCGTGCCGGAGGGGGGACGTTTCCGTCCCCCCTCATCGTGTGCCGCGCGTCAGTACATCGCGCGGTAGCTGTCGGCGACCTTCAGCCAGATGCGGATGAGTTCACCCGTCACCGCCGCCTTGCCGGCCGACCCGTAGGCCGGATCGACGAAGCCGATGACGTTGCTCGCGCTCTTCTGGCAGGTCTGCGCGTCGGTGCCCGAGATCGCCACCGTGTCGAACGGGTAGATCGTCTCGTTCGCCCCCCAGATGACCTCGACGAGACCCTGCTGGATCACGTTGACCTTGTTGGTCGTGGAGGCCGAGAGGAACGTCGAGGAGCCCGCCGTCTCGATGGAGTTCTTCGTGTCGCTCATGCCCACGAAGTTCGCTCCCGATGCCGCCGTCGTGAGACGAGTCGCACGCTTGTTCGCCGAGTCCCAACAGAGCAGGTCGCCCTGATAGATGTCCTCGGAAGCGTTGACCGGCACCCTGCTGACGCGCCAGCCTTCGATCTTCACGCGGTTGATGGATTCACGAGTTGCCATGTTGTCTCTACCCTTCTGGTGCGGGCTACCTGCTCTCCCGCCCCGTCAGACCAGACTGACGTTTGTTTCCGATGTGCTTACCGCTTCATCGGGAGGCCGACCTCGGCGAGGATGTCGCCCAGATCGTTCCCGTCGCGCGAGCCGGTGAAGGACTCACGGATGGTCGAACCCGCGCCTTCGACGGACTCGAAGTCGTCGCCGAGCAGGTCCTCCTTGACCCGCTGCGCCGCCGCCTCGATGATCCGCTCCTGACGCTGGATCTCACGCCGCATCTCCTCATCGGACTGCCCGAGCAACGAGTCGATGAGGTGCGGGCGAACGCTCTTCGGGAGATTGCTCTCGCGAAGGAGCTTCTTCGCCCGATCCGCAGATGAGCGGATGCGGAGGGCCTCGCTGAGCCGCTCGCCCTTGGCCTTGCAGGAGGCGAGACGTTCACGCAGGACGGCGTTCTCCGCGCGGAGTTCGGCGAGCCCGGTCTCGCCGCTGTCGTAGTTCGCCTCGCGCATGGACAGCTTCTTCGGCTTGGCCACCATCGAGGACTTCCCGACACGCTTGGCCGGCTTGACGTAGCTGCCCGACCCGGACTGGACGGTGCCCGTGGGCTTGCCCGTGGCCGCCTTGATGGCGGCTTCCTTGGCGAAGGCCTTCTGCTTCTTGACGGCGGAGGTGAAGGGCGCGGCCTTCTTGCCGCCGAACATCCCGGCCTCTTCGAGATCGTCGTCATCCGACTCCGCCTCGTCGAGATCCTCGGCGTCCTCGTCCTCCTCGTCGGAGTCGTCGTCGGCGCGGGACTTGGCCTCCTCGGTGGCCTCTTCGAGTTCCTCGTCGTGATCGACTTCCTCGGCCTCGGCCATCCTCTTCTTGCCGCCGCAGGCCTCTTCGGTGTCGGTCTCGTCGGTCTCGTCCTCTTCGGCCAGCTTGGCTTCGAGTTCCTTGGCCTCGTCGAGATCGCCCTTGCGGACGGCCTCACGCAAGGCCGCGAGCATCTGATCGCGTCCCATGTTCGTGGTCTCCTTTGCGCGCCGTGCGGACTCCAGCAGTGCTGAGAAGCCGCCGCCCGCCCCCGCCTCGGTTACTACGTCTGTTGAGCGCAGTTCGAGGAACTTCTGGAGGCGGTTCACTTCCACTTCCTCGTCGCCTGCCTCCGCGAGCCTCATGCGCTCGGGAGTTGTCTGTCCGCGCCCGTTGATTGAGAGCCCGATCTTGTCCCCGTGACCGATCTCCAGCAGTTCGTCGATGGTGTCGGAGAGCCAACTCTGAGACTTGAGGATCCGCAGGTCGGCGCGCACCGTCTTGTCCGACTCGTTGAAGCGGGCGTTCTCGTACACGCCCACCATGTCGCGGATGGTGCGTTCGGGCTGGATCTCCTCGGACACCGAGTCGGGGTGGTCCGCAAACGCGCGCAGACCGTCGAAGAGACCTCGGTCCACGGCCTCCTTGAGCACCTCGGGCGGATAGAAGTTGCGATCCCGACGGTTGCCGAGGCCTGCTTTGATGAGAGCGACGCCGTTGTAGACGCGCCCTCGGTCCGTCCTCTCGGACGGCCGGGCACCTGACTCTGAGAGAGGTGTGTAGGCGGTGAACTTCCGCTTCTCTACCCGTGCCATGTCGCGTGCGTTGTAGCACGGCGAAAGCGCCGGGATCTACAAGCAGGTCAACAACTTACGGAAAGACACCTCCGGCCGAGCTAATGGCTTGTTCCCTCGGGCAGGGCTGAAACTATGGGGAGAAGGTCTAGCGAACCACGAACCGGGCACGCAACTGCGCGTAGCCTGCGTCGGTGGGCTCAAGGTAGGCGTCGTGGAGCTTCACCCGCTCGATGGGCACGCCCTTGTCGTCAGCGAACTGGACGAGGGCTTCGAGCAGGCCGAGGACCACCTTGCTCACGTCGTGGTTGCGTTCAAGGAGGTTGACGACGCGGGAGTTCGTCCGGCCTTGGAAGTACTGGAAGGCTGTTTCCGCCATGAAGATGGACCTCTACGTCTGGGTGGTGCGCAGGTCTACTTCGACAGTTCCTTGAGCATCGGGAGGAGCGGGCCGATTGCCTTCGCGAGTTCGGTCAGGTCGGCGATGGTCACCTCGTGCTTGACGAGGACTTCGAGCGCCGGCACCGCAAGACCGAGGCCCTCCTCCACGGAGATCTTCCCGTCGGAGTTGGCCTGCTTGTACTTCTCGATGACCGGCCTCAAGTCGGCCGCGATGACGAGGACCTTGGTCAGATCGATCATCACTTCCCCTTTCGACGGCTTCCCGGCTTGTAGCTGCCGGTGTATCCAATGCTGGAGGTGCAGATGGCGTACTCCGCGCCCCCGGTGAAGCCCTTGGCCTGAAGGTGCTTGTGGCACCGCTGCGCCTTGTAGGTGAAGCGCGAGGGCGTCCGCTCGGGGATCTCTTGCCGGTCCTTGGCCGTGTAGCGGCGTTCGAGGATGAAGGGGGCAGCCTGCTCAGGCTGACTGCGTGAGTTCGGTTGCAGGTTGGTCATCGACCCTCTCCTCGACCTTGACACCAAGCAGCGGGCGGAAGACCTGCTCCCACCCGAGCGCCCGATCCGGTCCCCACTTCTCCCACGCATGGTCACGCGCCCGTCCGCCGATCTGCCGGCGGAGGTCCTCCGACTCGACCAATGCCGCAAGCGCAGTGTACCACTCCTCCTCCGTCTCGGCGAGGAAGCCGGTCTCTCCATGCCTGATGCCGGTCTTCCCGTAGGGGAAGACGTTCGCCGCGACGCACGGGACACCGAGCGAGCAGTACTCCAGCCACTTCAGGTTGCTCTTCGACTGGTTGAACTTCGCGGTCGTGACCGGCGCGAGGCCGATGTCGAAGTTCATGAACCGCAGTGTCGCCGGGTAGCGGTCGAACGGCACGCCGCGCGCCCACTGGAAGCGGGTCTCAGGGACGATGCCCTTCACGCTCAGAGGCACGTTGCCGAAGAAGCGCATCATCACGTGCGGGTAATCAGCGAGGATGCGTGCGAGGGCGGGGAGCGCCACCTTGAAGTCGGCGTCGTGCGTGTTGCTGCCCTGCCACCCGATGATGGTCTTGCCGAAGTTCTCGAACTTCTGCACATCGTCCACCGCACCGGGTCCCCATACGCTTGGGTGCAGGTGGTTGAAGCAGACTGAGATGTCCTTCCGACCCGTCTCGTGGGCAAGAGCGTCCCGCAACGGAGGCGTCGAGACGATGATCCAGTCTGAGAGATCGAGCATCTGCCGGAGGAGCTTCTGCACGGCCTTCTTGTGCCAGAACCACGAGGCCGGGTTGTTCTTCGGGATGTGGAAGAGGTCATCGTCCATCTCGAAGACGACCTTGATGTCCCTCGCCCGACACTCCTTCGCCCATTCGAGGAAGAGCGACCCGACCGCCCGCTGAAAGACCACGAGGTCGATCCCGTTCAACTGGGTCCTGTTGGCAGGGACGCACTGGTCGTGCATCAGGAAGTTGTTCTCGAAACCGCGCTCCTGAAGTGTGAGTGCCGGCACGTAGCAGCGGTAGGTTCCACACCCGGTCCGGTCGGAGTGGAGCCAAAGCACTTCTGGACGGTCCTTCATGCGGTGAACCTCTGGGCGAAAGCAGCGAAGGAGGATGGCGTTGGAGTATAGCCCGCCGGCACGGGGATAATCGAGCACCGGCAGTCGGGATGCGTGTCATCCACCGGGACGAGCGTCGTGATGGTCATGTGCAGCGGCGCGCACCGTGAGCAGACCCGCTCGTCGGCCCTCGTCACCCAGAGCCAGTCCTCACCGAAGTCCTCGAAGACCCTGCGCTCCCCCTGAACGAAGGCCCGGAAGATCTCGTTGGCCCCGAGCGAGGCGGCCTGAGCCGGCAGCCCCTTCATGAGGATGTCGATGGTCGAGAGGGTGGACGGTAGGGTCGAGCCAGAGACGACACTGCCCCGGAGCGAGCGGCGGAACTTGTCCACGTAGGTGTCGCCCCATGCCCGGAGCCGCTCCGCCAGCGGGATGCCGAGGAACGCCCCGGCGAGCAGGAGGTCCCGGTAGCTTCCCTCCTCGGGCATCTCGTAGTCCTCGACATCGACGCCCCCGAGGGACAACTCCCAGAGCCCGAAGAGGAGGCCGAACTCGTACGTATCGTCTTCCTCCTCTTCGAGCCCGTCGAGCAGGTCGTCCTCCACCTCCGTGATGGCCTCGTCGAGCGGCTCGATGAGGCTCTCGGTCACAGGTTCCACCACTGCCGGGTTCCACACCTGCTGCCGCCCCTCCGGACCCATCGGCAGGACGAAGTTCCGGAGGAACGACCGTTCGAGTTCATCCCGCCAGCTTCGGAGCACGGCCTCGTACGGAGCCTTGATCCGTCGCATCAGGTCGAACTCGCGACGCTGAAGCTCCGCGATCTTCTCGTAGAGACTCTGCTGGAGCAGCGGTGGCGGCTGAGGCTCTTCCATCTCACTGCCTCCGCTTGAGCGCGTTCTGCCGACGGACCTCAAGCGCCTTGGCGCGGGCCTCCTTGGTCCACACGTGGCGCGGCTTGCCGAGCGGGAGGTTGATCTTCGTGCCGTCCTTCGGCGAGAAGAGCACCTCGCTGGCGACCACCTTCGTGCCCACGAGCGTGGCGTTGCCGGCGTACTTCTGCCCCTCCCCCTTCTTCACGTAGGCGACCGTCACATGCGGGACGTAGGTCGGGTAGGTCTCGGTGTTCGGCAGGGCTTCCGAGACGGCCTTGTGCAGCTTGCCGAGTCCCGGCGACTTGACCTCGACGTAGACGACATCACAATCGTCCTTCTCGAAGACCTTGGTCTTCCCGAGGACGAAGGCGACCGGCGGCTGCTTGGCGAGTACCGGCTTGATGGTTGACGGGTCGTTGCCGTGCAGGCCGTACTTCACCGTCACGTGCGGCCGGTCCTCACGGCCGTCCTCGGCGAGCACATCGTCGGGGATGACCGCCGCGAGCGCCTTGACCTCCGTGGCCACGTTGGGCGGCAGGTTGATCTGCGTGGACGAGTAGTCGTGACCGTTGCCGGTCTCGCGCAGCCGGATCCCGTAGGGCTCGGGCGGCATGGTCGCCCGCAACGGCGTGCCCTCCGACTGGTTCGTCTTGATCTTCCGCTTCTCCTTCCCGCGCTCGAAGCCGGGTCGGTTGAGCGTGGCCTTGGTGTTGGCCAGATCCCGGCCCGAGAGCCGCTTCGCCGAGAAGCCCATCTGCCCGCTCGTCTGGGTAACCGGCCCCTTGTCGGGCGTGAAGCCCTTGGGGAGCGGCTGCTCCGGGCTGCCGGCGAGGGCCTCGGGCTCGGAGCCCGGCGCGAGGTCACCCCCGAGACCCGGCTGCTCGCCCATCGCTGCCGGGTCGGCCGTGACCTTCGGCATCTGCTGCATCCCGAGAGCCATGACCGGATCCTTCCCGCGCTCGGCCCGGATCTTGGTCTGCTCGGTCTCGAAGTTGTAGGTCGTGATGTTGAACTCGCGCGCCGCCATCGTGCCGGACCGCTCCTTCGAGAAGTAGTCCATCGCCTCGGCAAACGCGATGTCCTTGAGCTTCGCGCTGCGGTCCTCCTGCGCGAGCGCGGGGAAGGTGAACTCCATGACGGTGGACTGCCGGACGCCCTTGGAAGCCTTCACACGCTCCCACGTGTCCATCAGCATGTCCTCGACGACTTCCTGATACATCTCGAAGTTCTTCACGTCCGGCTCGGTCTGAATGAGCGCGCCGGCCCGCGTCGCCGAGTCCGTGACCCCAAGGAACTGCTGGCTGACCCCCGCACCGACCGCGATGATCTTGAGGATCATCTCCGCGTCGGTCTTCGCCTCGTTGGCGTTGTTGTTCGCGTTCTTGTACTCGACGGTGACGGCCTCGTTGTGGACCATCACGGCCCCCGGTCCGGGCGGCGTCGAGAACTGCGCCTCGGCCGTGGCCACGTCGGTGGCGTCACCCTTGACGGCCACATCGAGGGCGAACATCGCGCGCATCTTGTTGAGGAGCACGCGGTCGTTGGCGAACTCCTTGAACCGGAGGAGCCAGCCGAGGATGGCGTACAACTGCGACCGGCCCCGCTTCTCCGAGGAGGTCGAGTTGATCTTGAAGTGGTCGATGTCCTTGGCCGGGATCTGCCGGATGATGAGCGTGCCGGGGAAGAGCGTCGTCGAGGCCCACGGGACCGGCGAGGTGTTGAGGATGCTGTACTGCTGATGGTAGTACTTCACGTCCTCGATGTCGTCGGGGTTGGTCACGATGTCCCAGATCGTGCTCGGGTCGAGGCTGCGGACCACGAGCCCGTCCCGCTGCTTGAAGTACCGGAGGAAGACCTCGCCGTAGATCAGCAGTTCCTTGAGGATCAGGCGGGACCTCGCGCGCATCTTGTTGCGCTTCCAGAAGTCATCCCATGCGTTCTGGCCCTCCTGATGCTTGGTCGAGCCGATCACCCCGCGCCCGAGCACGAACTGCGGGATGATGTCCACGATGCGCTTGCCCACCGGGTTGCGCGTCGCGGCCTCCCACGACTTCCGGTGCATGTCGAGGTAGTCGATGAAGAGTTGCTGCTTGCTCTGCGGGCTGCTAGTTCCCGGCAGGATGGTGTCCTGCAAGCTGAAGACGGTCTTCGACTGCCCCGTCCCGTACAACTGCTCCTCGTCCCCGTAGAGCCCAAGGTAGAAGCTGGAGGACGCTTCCGAAAGCCGGCCGGACTCCTTGAGCCGCTCGAACTCGGCCTTCCCCTTGGCGCGGGCCTCGCGCAGGTCCTTCTGGCCAGACACGTAGTCACCGAGCCGCTCGTTGATCTCCCGAAGCTGCGAGCCGGAGAGCACGTTGAGCACGCGACGGCGGATAGGCTTGGCCGCCATCATCTCCTTGAGGCTGCGGTAGTGGACCTGCTCGTAGCCCCGGCCCCGCTGCTCCATCATCTTCGCGTCCACCTCGACGAACCTCGTCGAGACGGTGTGGACCATCTCGTCGAACTCCTTGTCGGGGTCCACGAACTTGTACCGCTTGATGGCGAGGTGGTTCCCGCCTGCCGGCCGGTCCTCGGCGGCGGCAGCCTCGGCCACGCGGGCAAGCTCCTTCAGGTGGGCGTCGCCGTTCGTGTCGGTGATCATGCTCATGATGTAGCCGCCTTGCGAGCCCGCCGCGCCGCCGCACCCTTGCGGCCTGCCTCCGAGGCTGACTCCGATGTCCAGCAGTGGGCCTTGCGTAACTCGTGGGCCTTCTTGCCGCCCCGAGACGCGACTTCCTTGCGTCGTTCAGGGGACAGCGAGGCGAAGCCGCGACGGTGGACGTTGCTCACCATGCCGTCCTTTCGCCGTACGTGAGGCCGGTGATGGCCTTCGAGCGGAAGACTTTGATCTTGCCCGGTGCCTCCACCGGGTTCTCCAGTTCGTAGCGGACGGCCATCAGCCCCGAGCACGCCACGGCGTCGGCCACATCCTTCGATCCGATTGCTCCGTTCTTGAACCGCTTCGGATGGTCGTACTTCCTGCCGTCGATGAGACGAAGCTCCTCGAACTCCTGCGTGAAGACCGGGTAGCTGTAGAAGTCGAGCTTGTCGCTGAAGAGGTACTCGATGAGCGTGTCGTAGGCGTCGGTGCTCTTGTCCGCCGAGCAGTGGTCGGTGTGGAGCCCGCGCTCTTCGAGCACCTGCCGGGTCTCATCGGATTGGAAGCCGTCGAAGCTCACGCACTGGAGATGGAAGCCCTTGGCCACGAGCGGGTAGACGTACCGCTCGCGAAGCTCCGCGAAGTTGATGTTCTTCCCGGCGATGGCCCGGTGCTGAAGCATGAAGTCCACGACCAGCACGCCGTTCTTCTCCCGGTGGCAGAGGGCCACCCCGGTGGCGTCCCGGTTGCGCGAGAGGTCGAAGTGGAGGAAGTAGCGGGTGCCGTAGCGCGGCGCGAACCACGCGGCGAACTGGTTCAGGCGGAGGTCCCACGGGCTCGGGCGCGCGAGGTTGACGCGCCGGAGCACTGCGTCTGGCTCCTTGATGGCGGCGTCGATGCTGGTCGAGATGACCGAGCCGTAGTTTCGCCACGCCTTCGACGGGTTGCGCTTGAACTCGTCGGCGAGGCTGTCGAAGGTGACCTTCGGGTTGAGTTCCCACGTCGCGGCAACGATGCCGATCTCGCTGCCGTCAGTCGAGCGCAGGATCTCCATTGCAGGAACGGAGATTACTACAAGTTGTAGAAGAGGCTGTAGAAAAAGAAAGCGCCCGGTCGGTGACCAACCGACCGGGCTTGTGGAGGTGTGCATCCTGCGGGTTGGGCAGGAGCTTTACGACCTGCACCGAGTATAGCCCGGTGAGGCCTCAAAGTCAAGACGTTTCGTCGAGCCTCGCGCGGAAGTAGCTGCCCGAGAAGGCTACCGGCAGGGCACGCAGGTAGTCCTCCCCGTCTACGGGCGTCAGCCGGCGACCGGCAACGACTACGGTCTCGATGGTCTCCCGCATCCCGTCCGGCACATCGAGCACCACGCGACCCTTCCTCAGGAGCGCATGGCCGACGGCTTCCTGCCCCGTGCTCGTCGTCTTGAGGAAGACCACTGAGAGCATCACTTGTTCTCCGGTTCTCCGGGGGTCACGACGAGGTTGACCGCCGGGGCCAATGCAAACCGCGAGTAGGCGGCGTGGACGGTGGTGTCGTTCTCGGTCAGGTCGGCGTAGGCCTCGCCCGAGATCTCCCGCACCGCGATGTCCGGGTGGCCGTCAGCCATGAGCGCCTCACACGCAGCCTTCGCGGCGAGGAGCAGAGCCACGCGCGTGTCGTAGAGCGCCAGCGAGGCCGCAACCTCCGCCTGCGTGGCCTCCTTCAGGTTGAGCCGAGTGAAGTCGCGGAGCCCCTCGTGCTGAGGCGCGAACTCGGCGAGCTTCTCGGTGATCTCGACGATGGCTGCTTCAACTGCGGTCATTCAGGTACCTCCTACCGAGACGACACCGAGCCGGTGGTGGGCTGCTTCGCGGCCCCGGCGATGGGTCCCTTCCGGGTCCGCGAGACCCGAACCTTGTCGAGCTTGGCGGCACCGGGGTAGTAGCCCCGCGCGGCCTGCGCCTTCTTTCGTTGAGCGGCCACCTGCTCGCGCTCGGCCTTCTTCTGGGCGGCCACCTGCTCGCGCTCCTTCTTCTTGACCACGGATGGATCGTCGTCGCCCGTGAAGCCCGCCGGCCGCTTCTCGCGGGGGACCGGCTCCTTGTAGGTGCCGGTGACCTTCGTGCCGTCGGCGCGCGTGTAGGTGGCCTTGCCGTCCTTGTGGACGGTGACGCTGCCACCATCGTTGAACGAGTGGACCTGCTCGCCGGCCGCGTTGGTCGTCGTAGCCGTCTTCTTCGGCGTCCCGCCGCCTCCGCCGCTACTTCCGCCCCCGCCGCCGGAGGCCTTCGCCTTCTTCGCCGCCTGCTTGGCCTTGTAGCTGTCCGGCACCGAGCGCGCGTAGGCCCCCGACAGCCGTGCCCGGAGGGAGGACTGCCGTGCG